TCAATGCCGATGTTGGTGGGACTACCGGGCGATCCACCCTGTAAAGGTGGGAAAAGTTCGTCAGACCCAAAAGCATCATTCACAAAGAATTCTTTGAATGTTAGGTCTACGGTAAATTGGGTTAATTCATTTGAGGTCGCGTTGTAATCTATACCTGCGATATTTCGAGGGTATACCTCAAGAACTGAGTAACTTCTGATGATATTATCAGAGTGATCAACTTGGTTAATTTCTAAACGAGCAACGTAGTTATCTCGATATTCGTAAGAGCCGATGTAAGGATTGTTAATTCCTTCAATCCAGTTTACAAAGGTATTTCTTAGTTTTTGTTCTTTATCTGAAATAAAAGTTAAGGTCAAAGATCCCTCGTAGTTTCTTTGATAGGGAACTTGAAAAGTAACCGCAGTGGATCTGACATCAGCCGTTGACAATGATATTGTTGGAGCAACCACTCTCTGCACTCTTTTTGCAACAGTAGATGCAAAATCTCGATTACTGCCAAAATTATTTGAAATGGCTTTTTGGAAAACTGGCGGGATTATGCTAAATTCGCACGCAAAGCGAGAATTCAAATGATAACCATCGCTTTTAAAAGACGAAACAAATTCATCAATACTGGATGGTTTAATTGGTTCTGTCATAATTATTCTCCACCAGTATCTAGGAGATTTTTAATAATTTTAGCCCTGCTTAGTAATTGAATGTTGACATAATTTTTCTTCATAAATGCTCTTTCTAAAACAGTTGATAAATCATCAAGGTAAAACTCATCCCACAATTCATGTGATAACTCAAGTCCGTGAATACTTGTTCTTCTGAGGTCGTACCTTCTAATCGCTGGTTCGATTGATGCGTTTAAGACTTTCAACTTTTTCATAATATCGTAATCTAACAGTGACCTTGAAAAAGATTGTGGGCTGGTAATTTTTGCCTTAAGTCTTTTCAGAACAAGGCTCCTAGTTTTTTCAGGGAGATAGAATAGATTGAGTCCTGTAAGATAATGACTCTCTATGTTCAACGCATAGACACAGGGAAAGATATGATAATATGGTAACTCATTTCTTGTTTTTGGAAAGGTATATCTAAAAAAATATACTCTCCCTCGTGAGGTTATGTTTTTGGGGATTGATCTTGGAACAACCACCTTCGCTGTTGAGTCATTGATATCCTGAGTTGACTCCTCTGATATGCGAGTTCTCAACTGTTTGGTGATTTCATCAAAAACATCTAATTCTTTATTTACCAAAGATTTCTTTCTCCGTTAGGATTTTAAATGTCCAACCTTTTCTGTCACAGAATGCCGAAGCCGCTTCCCATTTTGCCTGATTTGTAAGATACGTCTTAGCCTCGTTTAGAAACTTTTTAGTTTGACGCTTAGGCTTCTTTGGGGGCTGAGTTTGCTTTTTAGGCTTGACCTCAATCATAACAGTTTCGACTTCACCTTGTTTGTTCTTCATCTCAATAATAAAGTCGGGATAATACTTGTGACGTTTTCTGTCAACAGGCGAAAGATATGGTATCGCTATCTCCTCAGATGCCCATTTTGTGACATTGGGATTTTCATCAAAAATCAACATACATTTTCTTTCCCAAAGCGACCTATAAATAATTTTGGTAGGGTCGCCCATATATTTTGATTTATTCTTTGGATTGTATCTTCCGCGATATGCCATACATATATTTAGGAGTAATCATGCCAGTTGAAACCAACCAAAACACCGATGATCCCAACAACGATGGTAGTTATAAAACTTTCGGAGTTGAAATAGGTGCTGGTGATAATCAAATCACTGATAGAGATTTGAGGAGATCAGATCCAAATCCAAACCGGATTCGTCCCGGTGGAATTCCTGTTTTAAAAGACCTTACTTTTCCACCATCACCACTCAACTCAGGGACAGGCTCACTCACAAGAGGTGGTGATGGAGTCCATCAGTATGTTAGATTTCAAGCGTTTCACCGCAGGGGTAATCAAGCAAGCATCAATGTTGATCTTAATAGACCTCTACTTGCTGGAGATGGTGAGCCGGGGCTGCTAAGTGTTGATCTTGCGGGTTCATCTCAGCAATCTGATGCCGCTTATAGTCAAACTCAAGGAACTGGAAATCTTCAAGCCATTTTTGCAAATGACCCAACACCGAGTTCACAGGTCGCACAGCAAGGTGACAGGAGACTGGGTAGAGCCACAACTGATGAACCAAGCGATATTGTTAGACTTTATATTCCTAATGAACTAGAATTTACTGATAATGTGGATTACGCTACAGAAAGCACAGGGAGTGTTGGCAGACTTCTTGAGGCTGCAATTGGCGGTAACGCAGGACGCAGACTTTCAGAATTAGGATTGGGAAAAACATTAAAAACGCTAGATGGTTTAGCATCAACATTCGTGGATGGTTTAGATCAATCAATTAGGGCAAGATTTGGATTTGCTGTAAACCCCCGTGAGGAGGCTCTTTTTAAAAATAGCACGCTAAAGAATTTCAATATGAAATTTATTTTTGCACCCAGAAATAAAACTGAGGTAGACATTGTTTACAATATCATTGAATCATTTAGATTTCATATGATGCCAGAGTTATCGCCATCTTCGTTTGTGCTTTTCGCACCGGCAGAATTTGAAATCGATTTCTTATACAACGCACCGTTGTTTGAATCTGAGTTACCATTTGAGGGTGACTATAGAATCAATGAGTCTTTACCTAAATTGGGTCGTTGTCTATTGAAAAGTTTGAGTGTTGACTACTCACCGAATGTTAAATCATCTTTTTTCCGCGATGGAACTGCCACAGAAATTCACCTTAATTTGTCCTTCATCCAAGCGGCTCACCTCAACAGACAAATGATTATGAGAGGTTTCTAATGTATTTTAATAACATGCCTGTGATCCCACTACCGAATGAGGATGGGACAGTAACTAACGTAAAAGATATTATTCGCAGAGTTATCTTTAGCGAGGAATCATACCTTAGATCCTCCAACTATGATTTCTATACAATCAAAGACACAGATACCCCCGACTCTTTATCTCAAAAATTTTATGACAACTCTGCGTTTCACTGGGTCATCATTCTATACAACAACGCATTTGATCCTTTCTATACTTACCCACTGTCTCAACAAAACTTAGACGAGTTTATCAACAAAAAGTATGAGGGTCAGTCTCTTTTCATTTCACCCACTGACTCCACAGAACCGTTTTTCAACGCGACTTTAAACTGGGAACCCGCTGATGTTATCACTGCTGCATTTTTCGATGATCAGGGTGCAGAGCAATTTAAAAATGAGGAACTTTTTGCCAGAGTTAAAGTTGTTGATAATTTAAACTCTCGACTTCAACTCGACAAGCCTTATGGTAATTTCAAAGTTGGTGATAGAATCGCACGGAGAAAGGATGTCGTTGATACTCTTCGTGCCACGGTTCGCAGAGCAGTTGGTGGCAGATATGCGATGCACCACTTTGAAAACGAAGGTCAAGTTTTGAATGCCCTTGCCACTCCACCTGATTCAAATGATGTTCAATATCCATTGAATTCAAGCAACGCTGATGGAAACACAGTTCAGTGGTCAGACACCTTACTTTACAATTACATCTACAATGAGTCATCTACCTATGTTGTCTCAAATGAAGAGTTTGAAGAAAAAGTAAACAACAACAAAAGACAAATTAGAATTCCAAGAAAAGAAGTTGTTGATCAAATCTTCAAAGAGTATAAGGATATCATAAGAGGTTAAAATGCTTGAAGGATCAAGAAATTTTTATGATAAACAAAATGATGTCGTCATTGAAGGCGTTTATATTGTTACACGAGATTTTGATCCCGGACAATCACTGGAGGAACAACCAGAAAAAGTTCTTGATATACAGAATATGGTTTTGAGTCTAAGCATGTATGAAGACATTGGCTCCATGTTTCTAAATGGTGAGATAAAAATTGCGGATCGTATTAATCTAATTGATCAAATGCCATTGAGTGGAAATGAGTTCATAGTTATCTTTTTTAGATCACCTCTTGAGAATGAACCTCGTAGAGTTCTAATGAAAATTTCGGGGCAAAAATCAAGAGTTAGGTCAGAGGGTAGTAAGACCGATATTCTTGTTTTAAGACTTGAAAGTGAAGGACATAGCATTGACTCCACACAATATGAATCAGCCTACTTCAAGGGAACTTGTGAAGGAATGGTGCAAGATATTATCGACACCTACAATCTTAATTACTCTCGTTATGAGGGAGCAGAGAGAAGACTCGGATTTGTTATTCAAACAGGTATATTTTTTGAGCCAACAACTAACGAGGAACTTGAATTTTGTTTTCCTTTTCAGCGTCCATCCCAGATGATTAAAACAATTGCTCAGTGTGCAAAACCAAAAGACAATCCAAGTCCGGCTGAAAATTCTGGTTATCTTTTTTTTGAGACAATTAGAGGCTACAATTTTGTATCAGTAAACACTCTTATGAGGCGTGAACCAAGAAAGTTATTTACTCAACTTGACATACTAAGAATTATGGATACTGATTCTGGAGAAACATCACAATTTTCAAAAAGAACCGAAGAGATGCCACTCAAGATTCTTGGTCAATCGGGATTTGACAGAATTTCACAACAAAAAGTAGGAGCATTATCAAGTTTAAATTATTATCACGACATCACGACTAAAAAATGGGGTGGTGAAGTGTATCAATATCAAAATGACTATAAGGCACTTGAGGAACAAAAACCAACCGTAATTGATTTACAAAATACATTTTTACCGATTAGAAGAAGGTATCCAATTATTAATGAATTAGACCCAAGTGGACTCTCCCCGACAAAAACAAATTTAGTTAATTTACAGACTGATTTAAAAAGTGAAACTGGTCCATACTTCGTAACTTCAACTCATGGAGAAGAACATTACAAGAATCAAAGATTCATAAACTCCAACATATCCATGCTTGGTGAGACTCAATATGAGGTAACTGTTTCTGGTGCGTCGGAATTAAGTGCGGGAGACACGGTTTATCTTAGATTGTCTAAAAACTCCACGCCTCGACCGGGGGCTGATGATTTAGACGAAGAGAAAAGTGGGGTTTATCTTATCAAATCTTTGCATCACTTTTTTGTGATTGGTAGCGATGATGTTCAATCATTTAAAACATCAATGAGAGTAGTTAGAAATTACAGGCATGATCCAGTGCCTACATCACCAAATATGGTTTTTGAAGGAGTGATTTAACATGAGTATTATGTATCAAGGTGTTGTTGAAGATAGGAACGATCCGTTGCGTCTTGGGAGATGTAAAGTAAGATGGATGGGTTTACACACGGAAGACAAAACAAAACTAAAAACTGAAAATTTACCGTGGTCGCACCCGATTCAACCAATTACATCGGCAGCGATGAGTGGCATCGGTGAGAGTCCAGTCGGACCTGTTGAGGGAACGTGGGTTGTTGGATTTTTTAGGGATCAAGCCTTTCAGCAACCAGTATATTTTGGAACACTTGGCGGTATACCATTAGATGCGGCTTTGGACGTAGGATTTTTTGATCCGAATAAAAAATATCCACTGACAGAAGAAGGTGAAATACTTGGAGCGAGTCTAGTCGAGGAACCTGACACAAACAGACTCGCAATTGGCGAAGAGGATAATACGGTCATATCAGAAAGAAAAAATTCTCTTGATGAAATGCAAGCCCCCGCAGGAGCAGGATCTTTAAAAGATATTAAAGAGCCTGAAACAAAATTTGCCGCGAAGTATCCATTTAACCATGTAAAATTTACGGAGTCTGGTCACGTTCAAGAATTTGATGATACAGAGGGTGCAGAGAGAATTCACATCTACCACAAAGCAGGAACCTTTGAAGAAATTTACCCCGATGGTTCTCGCGTTGTCAAAGTCGTGAGCGATAACTACACAGCGATTCTTGGTGAGAACAATATTCATATTACAAAAGACACCAACGCACAGGTGGCAGGTGACGTAAACATTCTTGTAAATGGTAGTGTAAACTTAGAGGTCGATGGCGACATGGACACTCACGTTGACGGAGACTATAAATTAAGAGTCGATGGTAAGATTGATATAATTGCAGAGTCGCAGGTGAACGTGCAGGGTTCACAAATTAATTTAAACTGAGGTAGTCATGTCGCAATACACACAAACAATCACTACAAATCAAAGCGACGATGAGTTTTATAACTTTTTAAAATCATCTGGCTTTAGAATTTTTGAATATCAAGAGGAGCCTGAGTACGCAGCAGCGTTTGATTCGTGGCGTGGCAAAGCACCTTCAGCGAGATATCATTTTGTTGAAATGATTACGGAGGGCGGACACAATATCAAAAGACCTCTGACTGATCTTGAAATTTTACAATTTCATCCCGACCTTACAAAAGAAAAGGTTGCCTCGCTCAGAGCGATATATGATTTGAACGCAAATACTCGACCATTCAAACAACCGATGCAAGTGAGTAGATCCGGTCTTTCTCAAAATGACAAGGACAGGATTAACTCAGAACTTGAGTCATTCTACAACACAGTCAAACGTGTCGCTCCGCTCATTATTCGTAATATTCCAACGTATGTTGCTGCCAGTCTAGACAATAGACCCGCAGCACTAATTGGTACATCCATCAAAACTGTTTCAATCAATCCACCGACTCGACCAGAGGTCGGTGATTTATGGTTTAACTCTGGTAAAGGTAAATACTTTGCCTATCTTGCAGATGGCAAGGCTAAATATTGGGTGGAGGTCTGATGTCTCTGTGTGTAGCGAGATATGGTGATGTTTGTGGTGGTCCAATTTTTGCCGGGGCAAGCACAGTCCTGACGAATGGATTACCAACAGCACAAATTTACAATCCTGTCGCTGGTCATGGTGATTGTCCTCACTGTGCGCCGGTGACGGTGGGTGCTTCCGGTACGGTATTCGCTGAAGGTCAGCCAGTCCATAGATTTTCCGATGCTTGTTCATGTGGTCACTCTACATCAACAGGCTCACCAAACGTATTCGCAGGAGGATAATATGTCATTGTTTGATCCACAATTGGTGAACACAAGTGGTTGCGAGTTGCCAACATTGCCGCTCACTCCACAACAAAATGAAATTTTACAAAAAGTAATTAGTGGTGAGTTTTTAAGAAGTCCACTTGAGGGTATCAATAATCTTGCCACAGAAACCATTGATGGTTTGATCGGGGGGTTGGGTAGTCTGAACCCCACGAATCCGGGTGATCAGAATAAGTTGAATGATATTGAAGATATTTTATCGGGTGTTAGTGAAGAATTGACAAACATGGCTTTTCATGCCGATAGACTGGCGGGTGTTGATGGCAACCCACAAAACATTCAAGGTCTTCAAGGTATTCAATCAATCGCAAGAACCTTTAACAACTTTAAAAACTCAATTGAGGGTGGGACGATTGGAGATGATCTTGTTGATTATTACACGCCATTCTTTAGTAGTATTTTAGGTCCGGGGACTACGAATTTTGAAATCATCAAAGGACTTTTAACTGGTGATTTTACTAATGCCTTAGTAAATGCCCAAGCCGCAGGGGGCTTTGCAGATCCCGAAACAATTGATAACCTGTTGAGCATTTCGCAGAGCATAGATCAGATTAGCGGGGTTCTAAGGGCAATTCGTTTGAGTGACGAGGAAGCCTTGGCTGGTGCTTTGGACTATCTTGCAAAAACGGGTCTTGGGTTCTCGGTGCTAGGGATGGCAGAAGACCCCTGTTTTAGCCAAAAAGTTTTACAAAATATCGTAAATCCAGACTTAAAGGGATTACTTAATCTATAACAGATAGATAATAGGATGGCGTACTATACCACCAGAGATGTCGAAACTTCCCAAAAAGAATCTGTCAGATTCAGCGATATCGATTTAAATTTTGACATGAATCCCATCACCAAAGACATTAACACTCTCAAGAATGAAGAGGCTGTTAAGAGGTCTATTCGTAATATTGTTCTGACAAATTTCGGGGAGAAAAAGTTTCAGCCATTTTTTGGTGGCGATGTCATCTCGCAACTGTTTGAAAGCATTACACCATTCACAGCATTTGAGATGGAAAAGGCGATTTCAAAATCAATAATTAACAACGAACCCCGTGTCGAATCATTGGCGGTTAAGGCAAATACTAATAATGATACTAACTCTGTGAATGTAACGGTTCGTTTCACGCTTAAAAATTCACAGCAACCTGTGATTCTTTCGTTTACATTAGAGAGGACTAGGTAATGACCACGGAAAGAAAAGAACTATCAGTCAACCAACTTGACTATTTTGAGATTCGTCAAAATATTAAAAATTTTATGAAATCTCAAGAACAATTCTTGGACTACGATTTCGAGGGGTCAGGTCTGTCAGTCCTTCTGGATGTTCTTTCATACGTCACACATTACCAAGGCATCTACAACAACCTCACTGCCAATGAGTTGTTTCTTGACACGGCACTCAAAAGATCATCGCTTGTCTCCCACGCCAAATCTTTAGGTTATGTCCCACGATCAAGAAGTGCGCCTGTGGCAACTGTTGACATCACTTATGCAAACGCTGTGCCTAACATTCTCCCTGTGGGTCAGGTATTTACTACAAAAATTGGAAACAAATCATACAATTTTGTAAACACCGATTC